CAGAAGAATATCCAGATCTAAGATCTTATGATGAGATCGCAATTGACTTGGAGACAAGAGATCCAGAATTAAAAACAAGAGGATCGGGTTCTGTTATTGGTTTAGGTGAAGTGGTTGGTATTGCTGTTGCTGTACCAGGAAGAAAATTTTATTTTCCTATTGCTCATGGCTCTGGACCAAACATGGATAGAAAGAAAACTTTAGAATGGTTCAAAGATATTTGTGGATCTCCTGCTACAAAAATATTTCACAACGCTATGTATGACGTATGTTGGATACGAAAATTAGGTATAAAAATCAATGGTTTAGTGGTAGATACAATGATAGCTGCCAGTCTCATAGATGAGAATAGATTTCAATATTCTTTGAATGCTTTGTCTTGGGACTATCTTGGTCATGGTAAGTCAGAAGTTGCGTTAAACGAAGCTGCAAAATCAAGAGGCTTAGATCCTAAAGCAGATCTATGGCAGTTACCTGCGATGGAAGTTGGAGCATACGCAGAGAAAGATGCAGAACTAACATTAGAGCTGTGGCAAGTTTTTAAAAAAGAAATTATTTATCAAGATGTAGAATCTATTTTTAATTTAGAAACAGATCTTTTTCCTTGTTTGGTCGACATGAGATTTCTTGGGGTGAGAGTGGACGTTGAAAGAGCTCATAAATTGAAACAAGACCTACAATACCAAGAAAACCTACTACTGTCACAAATAAAAAAAGAAAGTAACATAGAAGTTCAAATATGGGCAGCAAGATCGATTGCCAAAGTTTTTGACAAATTAAAACTGCCTTATGATAGAACTTTAAAAACACAAGCACCTTCCTTTACAAAAAATTTTTTACAAGAACATCCACATCCTGTAGTAAAACAAATAGCACAAGCTAGAGAGATTAATAAAGCTCACACTACATTTATTGATACCATAATTAAATACGAACATAAAGAAAGAATACACGCTGAGATAAATCAGATTAGATCAGATGCAGGTGGCACAGTTACTGGTAGATTTAGTTACAATAATCCAAACTTACAGCAACTACCTGCAAGAAACAAGGACCTAGGACCTATGATTAGATCCTTATTCTTACCAGAAGATAAATGTCATTGGGGTTGTTTTGATTATTCACAACAAGAACCTAGACTCGTTGTGCATTACGCAGCTCTCCATAAATTTCCAACCGTATATGATGTAGTAGATGCATATGAAACAGATTCATCAACAGACTTTCATCAGACCGTAGCAGACATGGCAAAGATACCTAGATCTCAAGCTAAAGTAATTAATCTTGGTTTATTTTACGGAATGGGTAAAGCAAAGTTACAAGCAGAATTAGGAGTATCAAAAGACAAAGCAGCAGAATTGTTTGACCAATACCATGCGAAAGTTCCCTTTGTTAAACAATTAATGAACTCGGCCTCTAATCGTGCACAGGAACGTGGACAGATACGTACACTTCTTGGTCGGTTATGCCGATTTCATTTATGGGAACCAAACCAGTTTGGTATGCATAAAGCCATGATACACGAAGATGCACTCAGGGAACATGGACCTGGGATAAGAAGAGCCTACACATACAAAGCTTTAAATAAATTAATTCAAGGGTCAGCTGCGGACATGACTAAAAAAGCAATGTTAGAATTATATAAAGAAGGAATTCTAGCACACATACAAATTCATGATGAGTTAGATTTATCTGTTGAATCAGACGCACAGGCAAAAAAGATAATTGAAATTATGGAAAATGCCGTTAGTCTAGAAGTTCCCAATAAAGTTGATTATGAGACAGGTAAGACTTGGGGTGATATTTATGATAAGGATTAACTATGGCTTATTTAAATGCAAACATACCAGTAGAATATGCACAAATTCGTAGAGAATATTTATTTGATCTTAAAAAACATCATGGTGAAGTTGAAGATTGTATTATCTTTGGTATGTCAGCCATCACAGGCAAAGCAATTCTTTGGCACGCAATTATGGAAAATGGTGCAGTTTTTTACAGACTACCTATCACGGCTTTTATTCAACGCGGATTTAAAGTTGAGGACGTACCTAAACGTAGACTTGATGAGCTTCAGCTTTGGAATTGTTTTAGTTATTATCCTGCTATTACTTCTTGGGACATCTTAGATGGACAAGCAGGTAAGTATATAGGTAAAGATAAAAAATGGCACCCAGGTAAATATTTATTTACTGTTGACTTTGCTCACCCAGAATCTAATATAGTAGACACTGATCACTCTGAGATCCCGCACGAACATAAGTGCGCACATATCATAGCCCTTGATGATGGTAACTATGCAGCACAACCAAACAACAGATGTATATGGGATATACCATCTTTTACTGTTAAAGATGAAATTCCTAAATGGAAAGTGCAAACTAACGAATGGAATGTGGAAAATACTAGTCAGTGGAAAACAGAGGATACTGATAACTTTTTCTACGAAATTGAGGAGAAAAAAAATGATTAAAAAAATTAAAAACAAAATTAAAAACTTATGGAATAAAGTTGTTGCATGGCTTTTTAGTTGGCAAAAATAATGTCTAAAAAACCACTTAACATATCTGAAGAAGCAGCCGTTCAAATGCCTATGAAGACGGTTGCCAGCCTCATCGCAATGATCGCGGTTGGCACTTGGGCTTATTTCGGTATTCATGAAAAATTAAATCAGCATGCAACAAAATTAGAATTGATGACACAAGATTTAGATCAGAATACAGAGTTTAGAATTAAATGGCCACGTGGTCAAGCTGGATCGCTTCCTGCAGACCAGGAACAATACATGATGATCGAAGATTTATATAAGACCACTGATCGTTTGAACAAACATATTGACTCTATGGCTTTGAACAAAGTAAACATCGAATTTTTACAAAAACAAATGGACAAAGTTTTAGTAGATATAGAAAAATTAAAAGATGCAGATAGAGATATTTCATACAAAAATGGTAACGGACAATGATAGAAGCTGTGATAGGATTACTTATGTTTGTAAACGGAGAGATCAAAGAGGCACGTTTGCAACCCTCGATGGCAATTTGTTTACGGGGCAAGCGTGAAGCTGAGAGAACTTTTTCTGAATCTGTTACTTACAAATGCTGGCGTGGTAGTGCAGAATTAGAAGATAATATTGACGGTAGTAAAAGTATTAAAAAGTTGATAATAGAATAGAATGAATTTAACACGGAACTTTACCTTATCAGAACTTACTAAATCAGATACTGCAATTAGAAAAGGTATAAATAATAACCCCAGTGCAGAGCAGGTAGAAAAATTAAAATTATTGTGTGAGAATATTCTTCAACCAGTACGTGACCACTTTGGCAGGGTAAAAATAACGAGCGGGTTCCGTAGCGTAGAACTGTGCCTAGCCATAGGCTCGAGTCAGAACAGCCAACATGCAAAAGCTGAGGCGGCCGATTTCGAATGTCCTGGTGTAGACAATGCAGAACTCGCAGATTGGATACATAAGAACCTTCCATATGATCAATTAATATTAGAATTCTATACTCCAGGTGAACCTAATAGTGGGTGGATACACTGTAGTTATATTGAGGGGACTCCAAGAGCTTCTTACTTACATGCTTTTAAATCAGAGGGTAAAACAAAATACAAACCAGTTCTTGGTGGAGCGAAAAATTTAATATGAAAAAAATTAATATGAGTTTAGGATCTATAGACACGGTTATAGGTGTTTGTGAAAATTGTGAAGAAGATACAGTTTTAGTAGCTGTTGTTACAGATTATTATAGATGCACTAATTGTGGCGCAGATACTAGACAACATATAAATGGAAAAATAAGATACATGCAGCTATCAGAGGATGATAAACAATGGCTAAAAAGAAACCACTCTTCGGAGTAAATACATACAAAGGTTCAACAAGAAAGAAAAGACCAAAGCGACATGCGAAAAAACCAAACAAAAAATTTTCACGAAAAAAGTATCGCGGACAAGGTCGCTAAATTGGCTGACCGATTGGTTTCTTCTTAGGAATAATAATCTGTGTGCATTCAAATTTAAGATATATACCATGCTCATCAACCTCTGATTTACCTATCTCTTCTAATTTATCTATAGATTTTTGATATCCATCTATAAGACAAGTATAACTTGAGTCATATACCTCTGTAAAAGTATGGGGTGGCATACAAGTATTAGCCACAGTGCTACACATTAAAATCGATAGTAAATAATTCATTGACAAACCCTTTAAATTTTAATAGGATATCCTACATTATATGTACAAAAGAAAGGTTATAAATGACAGACTTTAGCAAATATAAAAATGTTTCCTTATCAAAGGATACATACACTAAATTAGATAGTTTGAGAAGGGTCATAGTGCCCAACACGACAATATCTCGTGCACAAACAGTTAATATATTAGTTAATGAAAAAGTTGAAAAACTCAATGGTAAGTTATCAAAGACTAAAAACAAGTGATGACTACTCACGTCCAGATCCAGAACTTAAACTTTGGAGGGCTGTGTTAGGTTTAGCTGCAGATGATGCAACTAGAGATAAATATCAATTTCACGAAGGTCGTAATATGATCGATCAAGCAAGATCTTGGTTCTTACAACCAACTTCAAACTTTATTACTGTATGTCATTACGCAGGTTATGATCCTGGGTATATTAAATATAAGATGAGGAAAGCAATAGAGAAACAAGAGGAGAAAGAAAATGGCAAAAAAAATATGTGAGGTATGCAGAGGTAATGGTTTTGTTAGAGTGCCTTACGAGATAGCCAAAGAAGAACAATGGGCTAATTGTGATTTTTGTAATAGCCAAGGTGAAATAGAAATACATGATGAGGAGCAAGATGGAAAATACAATTGAAAGTTTGACCAAACAAAAAGAAATACTACAATCTGCATGTAGAAGAGCAGGAGTTGAGATAAAAGAATTAAAAGATACAATCCAAAAGTTAGAAAAGATAGCAGCTATTACAAGTGAAGATGTAATGGATAGATTAAGAGATGCTGAAAATTATGGAAGAACAGAAGATTACACGGAGGACAAATGAGACTAGTAATACTTGAAGCTTTAGAAAAAAAATACGAAGCTGAGATAGCTGCAGCTGATGCAACGATTAAAATTTATTTAGATAATTCTGTGGGTATTGGTGAACATCCGCAACATTTAGAAGAGATCGATAAGTTGTTGCAAACAATTGTAGACGCACAAGAAAAGTTAAGAGAATTACAAGCATTTAAATTATGATTAGTGAAACCGATGCATCATACATAGCAGGTTTGTTTGATGGAGAAGGTAGTATTCAATATAAACAATACGATAGACAGAGAAAAAATAATAAAAAACCTTACCCTACCTGGAGTATAAGAATGGAAATTGCTATGACTGATAAGTCTGTTTTATTATGGATGCATAGTTTACTGGGGTGTGGAACAGTTAATGAAAAAAGATATAAAACTCCATACACAGTTGGTTGGAAAAAACAATGGCGTTGGCGATGTCAATCTAGAGATGCTTATTATGTTTGTTTATTGATACAGCCTTATGCTCATGTAAAAATAGAACCTATAAATAAAATTATTAAACACTATTCACATATTCCAAATGATAAATTAAAAGCTAAAGTAATTGATATCGCTAACTATAAAATAAAAAAAAGAATAAATGACAGCTAGTTTTGGAATAGGTATGTTTTTTTATGGTATGAGTGCTATAGGTATCGGTGCTATAATAGCTTATTATATTATAAATAAATTTAAAGATGATTAAAAAACCACTAGCTAGAATACTTTCATTAGGTGCAGGAGTACAGAGCTCCACGATGGCATTGATGGCGGACCAAGGAGCATTTGGTGAGAAACCAACGGCAGCTATCTTCGCTGATACCGGTTGGGAACCTAAACCAGTAATCGATCATTTAAATTATTTAAAATCAAAATTGTCTTTTCCTGTATACATTTGTAAAGCAGGTAATCTGCATGATGATATTTTAAATGCAACTGACAAAGGTAAATTTGTATCTGTGCCTTTTTTTACTTTAAATGAAAAAGGTAAGAAAGGTATGGGTCGTAGACAATGCACTAGAGAATACAAGATAACTCCAATTGCTGCAAAGATTAGAGAATTGTTAGGTATGAAAAAGTATGCAAGGTTTCCTAAAACAGAGTATGTTGAAACCTGGGTTGGTATATCTACTGATGAAGTATTCCGAGTAAAAGAGTCAAGATTTTGGTGGCAAAAGAATCGATGGCCTTTGATTGAAAAGAAAATGTCTAGAGAAGATTGTATTGAATGGTATAATGGTAAAGATTATAAAACACCTGCTAAGTCTTCTTGTATTGGATGTCCCTATCATGATGATTCTTTTTGGTTAGATATGAAAAATAATAGACCAGATGAATTTGCGGCTGCAGTTAAGTTTGATAAAAGAATGAGAAACAATGAACATAAGATAAAAAATTATATGCATCGATCTTGTAAAAATCTAGATGAGGTCGTGTTTCACGTGAAACGTGAAGAGGAACAATTAGATTTATTTAATAATGAATGTGAAGGGATGTGTGGAGTATGATGGATGAAAAAGATTTAAAAGAATATCATAACATTGGTAAACCAGTAAAATGGAATAATAAATTTACTTACCCAAAGTCTCAAAGAGAGATAGTCATGGGTCGAAGACACTACGCTGTAGATGACCAAAAATTACCATCTGTAACAACTATTTTATCACGAACTCAATCAAAAGAAAAGCAAGATTCATTAGCCGCGTGGCAAGCTAAGGTTGGCAAGGAAGAGGCAACGAGGATCAAGGACCAAGCAGCTTCACGTGGAACAGCTATGCATACGCTTTTAGAACACTACTTATTGGGCGAGAAACACGCCGATTTGACCGATGTAGGGCAAGAGGCTACCATGATGGCACAAAAGGTGATAGATAAGGGTATAAAGGGCTCTCTGAACGAAATATGGGGGTCTGAGGTGACTTTGTGGTACCCAGATTTATACGCAGGGCAGACAGATGTAGTGGGTATTTATAATGAACGCGAAAGCATAATAGATTTTAAACAAACTAACAAGCCAAAAAAACGAGAATGGATAGAGGATTATTTTATTCAATTAGCTGCCTACGCGATGGCACACAACTATACATATCAAACCGAGATCCAACAGGGTGTGGTGTTAATGTGTTCAAAAGATGGCTATTTTCAGAAGTTTGAGATATCTGATGAAGAGTTTAGGCAATACAAATATAAATGGCTGGGTAGAGTTAGTAAATATTACGAAAACTTAGAATAATTCTAAACTAATTGTATCGTATAGAGTTTTTTCCTAGAGATAAAAAAATAAATTTTTATTTTCAAAACTATGTTACAACGCTATATATGTTACAATGTTAAATAAGTATTGATATAAGCCACTTATTTAAGATTAAATTGTAACATGACCATGTTACATGTGTTACAATACGCATAAACATTGACTTTTCAAATGTTACAAATTTTCCGTACGCGCGCGTATGAAAATGATTTATTGAAAAATGTCTCCTAGAAAAAAGTTCTATAGGGTGTATAACTAGGTATGCCCAAAAAAAGACGTAAGAGAATAGCAGCTGACAGCTCTCCTAATATACCTTACCCAAGAGTAAGAGTTGAATGGATTGATTGTGTTAGTGATAGTGGTTGGGCTACTGATAAAGAGTTTGATAAGATGAAATTAGCACAGCCAGTAAACGAGGGGTGGTTATATTCAAAAGATAAAAAATCTATTAAGCTGTTTGCATCTTACGATAAAGATGAGGATGGTTTTACTTTTGGGGATCGGACGATGATTCCTCGTCAGTGGGTGAAGAAGATAACTCGGCTGTAATTACCTGAGCGTCCTTATCAATAATGGGTTGATAAAATTTAAGAGCTTCTTTTACTCTCGCATCTATATCTTCTTGTGAAGTATTTTCATGTTTATGTAAATGTATTTCATTATTGTTCTGTAAACCTCCTGCTTTACCTCTACCAACTTCAGCGTTTATGGCAGCAGACCAAGCTTTATTCTTTCTTGATTCATCTCTTAATTTACCTAACTCTGCAAGGTGTCCCTCGTAAGTTATATCATATTTTTTTAAAAGTTCAGATCTTCTGCTACCTATGTATTCAACCACTAAAGGATAATGTCTTGGATCCTGTAGTCTACTGGCAGTTACGTGAGCAGAGTCTTCAGCATATCCAGCTGCTATTGCACAATCTGTTGCTGTCATTCTACCCTCTTCAGACACTATTAGATTAGCAAATTTAATTTGCATTGCTGTTAGTTTTTTTGGTACTCCCATACTTGAATTATATAAATTATAGGATATATTTCAAGTCAGAATGAATGGAAGATTATTAAGACAAGTATTAGATAAGATGATGAAATCACCTGCAGCTCAAGATGCAAGGGTTCAAGTTTGTTTACCAGATGGTAAATTTTATGATGTCACCTCTTTACAATTGCTAGAAAATAAAATAATTGGTCATAGAGAATCTCATAGATTAGTGTTTACAGTTAAGGCTGAGACCTGGAATATGGGTAAGATTTTGAAGAAAGTTGGAGATACCACTTAGCTTGAAAATTAGCTTGAAATGAATAAAGGAGAGACCAAATTTTGGCATGAAATTAAGGCGTTCAATATTAAAAATAATCGCAAATTATCATTTACACGCTTGGAAAATAGTGCTGCACACGGGACTCCTGATCTATTGGGGTATAATAATTCTAGCCACTTTTTCACTGTCGAATTAAAGCTAAAAAAAGCTAAGAAAATTGTCTTCTCACCACACCAAATATCCTTCCATGTAAGACACCCTAAGAACACTTTCATACTGGTAAAAGAGCTGCCAAAGGCCCTCGGTCAGAGGGCTGTAAAACTTTATGAGGGGACAAAGATCCGAGAACTACGGGACGGGATCCCAGGAATTAAACCTGTGGCTTGTGGCTTATCAGCTTGTTGCTTGTTCCTTGAGCGCTTGTAGCTTGTGGCCTGTTGCGTGCTTGTGGGCGGGACCCACCCTATGCTTGTCGCTTGTGGTTTTTGTGAGGAATAAAACCACCAAAACCTAGAGTTCATTTTAAGGGTTTGAACTCCGAACTTACCCATTAATGTTCATTTAACTTTTTAATTACTAAATCTTCAAATTTTTCTTGACCATAATCATCTATTATTTGAAAAGTATCTTGGTTAAACATAATATCGTGATTTGATATTTCTGTTCTAAAATCAAGATGGTCATTACCAATAAATTCAGAAACTAATTTATCAGCTAGTTTATTTATAGATTTAATGTTCACCATAAGCTATGTTTTTGACTTTCGGATCCCAACACGCTCGACAGTCACCGCAAGCGTTGTCTTGCTGCGGGGCTGGACATGTAGCCGCTTTTGTAACTACAGTCGATGTATTAGGCCAGGCGCCGGCGGGCGCCTGGTCGATCATCGGCATTGAGAATCTTATAACTAAATTTCTGGGGGCTTTCGCGACGTGTTCCTGTGTCCACGCTTCACGCGTTGGCAGCCAATGCTTGACGCCTGGTGTGAGCTCGCAAACCTGATAAATTTTGTTTAGGTGTTCCAGGTCTTGGACATCCCCGGAATCGTGCCATCTAAAATATTTAGATTTTTTTGAATTAATTAAAAATACCATAGCCGCAACCCATCCAGGGTGTTTAATAGATTTTAACCTTCTATACTGGGCAGCTTGAACAACCTTGAAGACGTAACAACCTTTGAGCGCGTAACAATTAGAACAAGTCGAGCCTTTAACCTTCTGAAGCTTCGAGCCGGTTTTACATTCCGCAGCCGGTAGGCCATAGGACCAACCCGGCATTTTCGACGGCCTCGACAAGCCGCCCACTAGCTGCAATGCTTGATTCGTTTTCATAATTTAAATATAGGATATTATAGGAAATAAACAAGAAAAATATTTTTATTTTTTTTAAATTTTTTTCTTGACATATCCTATTTTATCCTATACACTTGGACGGCGGTTGGGGATGGCGGAGGACAGAGAAGAGCTTGTGGGCGGGTCCCACCCAAAAAAAATAAAAGCTTGTTGCTTGCTGCTTGTGGACTTATCTGGCATCCCAGAAATTTAAAGCAGCCTAGTCCCAATGCTCGCGAAGCTGAGTCGTAGGCTGCTCGCGTGTTGCCCAGGAGAGCAGCTGCAAAGCAGCTCGCCATTCCCCTGGTTGACCAGTAAACTGATCTCAGATCCATTAGGCAGTCGACTTTGTTTAAACACAAGTTACCTAATAGATCAGAGATCAGTCGGCGATTGCTCGCCGACTGATTAAAATTTTAGCAGATCTTAAAACCTCCACTACATTTGCAGAACTCCGCAAATTCTTTAACATGATCTACGCTAAAAGGGTAAGACGCATCATTAATTCTTTTATGATAAATCCTTTCCCATTCGTCGTGATCTGCTTTTGGAAAGTCCGCAGGAGCCAAATTAGTTTTACCTAATTTTCTCTCAACACTTTTACAAAATTTTTCTAACTCCTTTTCAATTTTGTCGTTGTGTTTCTCCGAGATCTTTCTTTCTTTTTCGTATTCCTCCTCGAACTTTTTTGTATGACCTTTTTCAATCAATACATAAAGTTGATTTGAAATTGCTTTGGCGGTCTCGTCGTCGACCTCGTGACCTTCATTATAAGACCACCTTTCTGCGTCTTTATCATCAACACAACCTGTAAATTTAATTACATAATGTGCTAATGGTCTCCACCACCAAACATTAGAACGAAAATAATCTCCAACTACTTCTTCTTGATATTTACCTTTTTCTTTAAAGTATTTATCAGTCTGTTTTCTACTTGGTTGACTATCCCAATCTATTGTAGGCTTAACTGCCTTGTTTGGATTGTAAGGGTTCATTCCATATATATCAAAACCCATTTTATTCTCCTTTGTTAATTGGTTTATAGGATTAGTTATATAATATCCTATATTACAATCAAGAAAAAAATAATTTATTTTCAACTAAAAAGTGATTGACACAAGATGTAGTGGGTGGTGCATGTGGGCGGGACCCACCCTCCCAGATAAGAGCATGTGGGCGGGACCCACCCTAATAAAAAAATAAAAAAATCTGGGCGACCAGAAATCTGATCGCCCAAAATATTTAAATTTCTATATTTAATTTATCGTAGGCACTTCTTAATTCTTTATTATCATCGTCATCGATATAATTTTTACCACCATTGTCGACTTCAACATATAGCTTAAGAATTTCTAACACCTCAAAAATTTCTTGAGGTGTTAGTTTTATTTCATACTCTTTTTTCATTCTCTAAAAGTTGGAATGATAGGCAATTCTTTTATATTTGTATGAATTGCCCCCGCATCATTGCCCTCGTCATCTTGGGACGGAGTTAAAACAACTCCATCCTCCAAGTATATCTCGCAAGGTTGTTGATCCCAACCAAAAACCCTTTCGGTTTCTTTTGGGTTCAACCATTCAACTTTAACTATTTTTTTGCCAACTAAATGTTTGTTGACTAGATCTTGCCAATAGTTTTTTTTCATTTTGTCCCGTTCTGAAAAATGTTAAATGTGATCGAAACAATGTCAGAGTTTGCAGTTGTGTATCTCTCTCTGTCTCTGTCCCAAAAGGTCATATAACGTTTTCCTGTTTTTTTATTTATACCTATTTTACTTTTTTCATCCCAAGTGCCTTTTCTTGAAACACTTTGACCATGAAAATTTTCTTCGCCATTGATGTGTTGTGGTGTCCAAGTAACGAAGAATTTTGTTCCTTTGTCCAACATATTTATTTTTCCTTTCTATTGACAAATCTAATATAAAATCCTATATAAGTCAAATGAAAGGAGAAATAAAAAATGGAAAACACACACTCAACTTTTTTAGTGTTAAAAATTAAAGAAGATAAAGACAACGGCAAAACTGAAATTACAGTTGCCAAAGGCTTTGATACTTTAACTGATGCTAAAAAATATAAAGATGCAAAGGACTGTATCGAGAGACTTACTCCGTCAGAGTATTGGGTTCACTCGTATAAAATTCAACAAATTTTTTACAAGTCCTTTGTTCAAGACGAAAAAAAATCTTGGAAAGATTTAGTTTCGGCTTAATGTTGTAAAAAACTGGAGTGTTGCATTCGTGCAACACTTCAGAAAAAAATAAATTTTTTTCTTGACTGTTGTATTTTTGCAACAGGGAAGAGCATGTGGGCGGGACCCACCCCAGAAAAAAAATACAAAGTCCCAGAAATCTTTTCTTGACTCTAATATTCACTAATATAATATCCTATACATTAACAAAGGAGCAAAAATGAAAGATATAATAAATAAGATCAAAAAACTTTTAGCGATGTCCGAGGAAAACGGAGCATCAGAAAATGAGTCGATGGTGGCATCAGAAAAAGCTTTAGATCTTTTAAAACAACATAATTTATCTTTAAGTGATATTAAAGATGAAGAGCAAGAGCCAATTGAAAAAGAAACACAGGTTGTTGATCAAAATGTTTGGCAACGATGGATTAGGCATCAAACGGCTCAATTATATTTTTGCCAGTTTTATACAACTACAAAATATAATACCGAAACTTACAAAAAAGAAACAATAGCCCATTTTGTAGGTAGAGAGTCAAATAGAATAGTTGCAACAGAAATGTGTAAATATTTTATTAAAACAATTAAAAGAATGGCGGAGCAAGAATTTAAGAAAGTCAAATTACCGCCGTTACAAAAAAGAAGAGCAAAACACGCATTTACTTTGGGTGTTGCAAATAGACTTTCAAAAAGATTGAAAGAAAAATATCTTTCAATTGTTCCAGAGTATCAACCAATTGCAAATCCAGATGGATTACCAATGCTTTATAAGTCAGAGCAAAAAGCTTTAACTGATTGGTTAGCAAAACAAGGTATAAAATTAACTAACTCTAAATCAAGAATGAGTATTAGAGATAGAATGGCATTTGCTAATGGACAATCCAAAGGTAATGGAATTGGAATTGATACTCAAGTTAATGGCAAAACAAAAGCGAGGTTATTAACATAATAAGCCATGTGGTTTTTGCATAGGATATTGTAGGATACCCTATGCAAGAGCTGCATACCACCCTGAGTTGTGTAGAGAAGAGCATGTGGGCGGGACCCACCCGAAGGGTGTAGCATCCCAGAAATCTAATAGAGGTACCAGACCGTTTTGGTTTTTTGACTTTTTTATTTTAGTCGATCCCCTTTTTTGCAAAAGGGATCCTAACGTATACCCCTATATAGCTTGATTTACATAATTTATCCTATAAAATACTTTGTGGTTCCATATGAAGCTAACCTTAGATCAAATAAATAAAATACCTGATGTTCAAGCTAGAGAAAAATTAAAGCGGGATATTATTGAAGGATATGAGTTTCAAAAGAAGGAAGCTGCAAAAGGAGATTTCCTAACATTTGTAAAAAGAATGTGGCCACAGTTTATAGAAGGTAAACACCATAAAATTATTTCTGAAAAATTTAACAAGATAGCATCTGGTGAAAAAACCAGATTAATTATTAATATGCCACCAAGACATACTAAATCTGAATTTGCATCTTATTTCTTACCTGCGTGGATGATAGGAAACAATCCTGAATTAAAAATCATACAAGCAACACACACAGCAGAACTAGCCGTGAACTTTGGTCGTAAAACCAAAAACCTAATCGACTCAAAAGAATATCAAGATCTTTTTGCAACGAGACTTCAAGAAGACTCCAAGGCAGCAGGACGATGGAACACGGCACAAGGTGGTGAATACTTTGCAGTCGGTGTCCAAGGTGCGGTGACCGGTAGAGGTGCTGATTTATTAATTATCGATGATCCACATTCCGAGCAAGATATGAACTCGAAGAATGCTTTTGAGAAAGCATACGAGTGGTATACGTCTGGACCACGACAACGTCTTCAACCTGGTGGTAGAATTATTTTAGTTATGACTAGATGGAGTAAAAAAGATTTAACAGAAATGTTATTAAAAGCACAAGCAGAAGAGAAAGCAGATAAGTGGGACGTTGTTGAGTTTCCTGCAATCATGCCAAGTGGTAAACCTGTATGGCCTGAATACTGGCGGCTCGAGGACCTTGAAGCTGTTAAAGCTTCTGCAGGAATAAGTAAATGGAATGCTCAGTACATGCAAGATCCAACCTCAGACGAAGGAGCATTAATCAAAAGAGAGTGGTGGCAAGAATGGGAACATGAACACATGCCAATATTAGATCATATCATTCAAAGTTATGACACAGCGTTTTTAAAAAAAGAAACTGCAGATTATTCTGCAATAACTACTTGGGGTGTCTTTAGACCAAACGAAGACTCACCAAGACAATTAATATTATTAGATTCTTTAAAAGGTAGATACGAGTTTCCAGAACTTAAAAGAGTTGCTTATGAACAATATAAATATTGGAATCCTGATACTGTATTGATTGAAGCTAAAGCATCTGGACTGCCTTTGATGTATGAACTTAGACAAATGGGCATACCTGCAAACAATTACACACCATCAAAAGGACAAGATAAAGTTGCAAGAGTTAATTCTGTATCTCCTCTCTTTGAGTCGGGTATGATATGGGCTCCTTTAAAACAAGAGTTTGCTCAAGAAATGGTTGAAGAATGTGCAGCTTTCCCGTATGGTGACCACGATGATTTGGTCGACTCTATGACACAAGCTGTTATGAGATTTAGACAAGGTGGTTTTATAACCTTGGATGATGACTATAAAGATAAAATGAAGGTAAAGAAAAAATATAAGTATTATTGGTAATGACATTTGTATTTAAACATCCTAGCAAATATAAGAAATTAACGACAACGATACCCCCTAAATCAGGGCCTACACCTCAAGGGTTGAATATTGAATATAATACTGTTAAAGATGTAAGATTGGAGAAAAAACATGGCAATAGACAAAAGCCTGCCAAACAAAAAGGTTGAAATACCTGGACCACAAGAGCAGGCAGAACAACAAATAGAGATTCAAGAAAATTTACCTAACCAAGGTGAAACAGAAATCACACCATTAGACGATGGTGGTGTTGAGATTAATTTTGAACCAGGAGCCTTTAGCCAAGAGCAAAGTGAAAGTCACTTTGATAATCTAGCTGAGTTATTACCAGAGGAAACACTAAATCCTCTTGGTTCAGAGTTAGCACAAAATTATCAAGAATATAAATCTTCAAGAAAAGATTGGGAAACTTCTTATGCAAAAGGTTTAGATCTGTTAGGATTTAAATACGAAACTCCTGCAGAGCCTTTTCAAGGCGCAAGTGGTGCCACACACCCCGTGCTATCAGAAGCGGTTACTCAATTTCAATCTTTGGCATATAAAGAATTGTTACCTGCAGATGGACCTGTAAGAACAAGAGTTATCGGAGTCCAGACTCCACAAAAGAATGACCAAGCAAATCGTGTTAAAGAATTCATGAACTATCAGCTCATGGATGTGATGAAAGAGTATGAACCAGAGTTTGACCAAATGCTTTTTTATCTCCCTCTTTCCGGATCTGCCTTTAAGAAAGTCTACTACGACGATCTTTTAGGCAGAACGGTTTCAAAGTTCGTCCCTGCTGATGATTTAATAGTTCCATATAATGCAACTTCATTAGAAGATGCAGAGGCCGTGATCCACCGTATTAAAATTTCTGAAAATGATTTAAGAAAACAACAAGTCGCTGGATTTTATAGAGACATAGAATTACCAAGACCTTTTAATCAAGAAACTGAAGTAGAAAAAAAAGAAAGAATGTTAGAAGGAACTAAAAGAACTTTTAACGAAGATATGTACACACTTCTTGAATTTCATATTAATTTAGATTTAGAAGGATTCGAGGATCGTGGACCTGATGGTCAAGAGACAGGAATTAAACTTCCTTACATTGTAACCATAGAAGAGGGTTCAAGAGAGATTTTATCTATTAGAAGAAACTATGAAATAGCAGATCCTAAAAAACAAAAGATTCCATACTTTGTACATTTTAAATTTTTACCTGGTTTAGGTTTTTATGGTTTTGGTTTAATCCACATGATCGGTGGATTATCGAGAACAGCAACAACGGCACTAAGATCGTTGCTTGATGCAGGAACTCTTTCTAACTTACCCGCAGGTTTTAAAATGCGTGGTATTAGAATTAGAGATGATGCACAATCGATACAACCAGGAGAGTTTAGAGATGTAGACGCACCAGGCGGTAACATAAGAGATTCATTTATGACGTTGCCATTTAAAGAACCGTCTGCAACTTTGTTACAGCTTATGGGTGTCGTGGTTTCAGCGGGCCAACGTTTTGCTTCAATCGCTGATCTTCAAATAGGTGAGGGTAATCAACAAGCAGCAGTGGGCACGACAGTAGCCTTGTTGGAACGTGGATCGAGAACAATGTCAGCGATCCACAAAAGAATTTACGCAGCACTTAAAAACGAATTTAAATTAATGACAAGAGTATTTAAGTTATACTTACCAAACGAATATCCTTACGATGTTGTTGGTGGTCAAAGAATGATTAAACAAACAGACTTTGATGATAAGATAGACATCATACCAGTTGCAGATCCAAATATTTTTTCTCAAGCACAAAGGATCTCTATAGCCCAAACAGAGCTGCAACTGGCTACTTCTAACCCTCAACTTCATAATTTATATGCTGCTTATAGAAATATGTATGAAGCTCTGGGTGTAAAAAACATTGATTCGATTTTAAAACCACCTACAAGACCTGCGCCTATGGATCCTGCAGTTGAACACATACAAGCTTTAGCAGGTCAACCTTTTCAAGCGTTCAAGGGTCAAGATCATCAAGCACATATCACAGCACATTTAAATTTTATGTCGACTAATATGGCAAGAAACAACCCTGTAGTGATGGCAAGTTTACAAAAAAATATTTTTGAACATATATCTTTGATGGCATTAGAACAAGTTGAAATGGAATTCCAAAGAGAGATACAAACCCTACAAGCTATGCAACAAAATCCACAAGCAATGCAAGATCCAATGATGCAACAACAAGTTATGGATCTAACTATGAAGATAGAATCTAGAAAAGCTGTATTAATTGCAGAAATGATGGAAGAGTATTCTAAAGAAGAAAAGAAAATATTAGGTGATTTTGCAAACGACCCTCTTGCTAAACTAAGATCTAGAGAATTAGACCTAAGAGCACAAGAAAATATGAGAAAAGAAAAAGAAGGTGACGAAAGATTAAACCTAGATAAGATGAGAGCGATGATGAATCAACAAAACATAGATGAAAAAATGGATCAAAACGAAAAATTAGCAAAATTAAGAGCAGATACATCTATTCAAAAGACAGTTTTGAGTAAAACTTTACCAAATGCAAAAGATATGATGGGTGGATCAGTAATTATAGGAACGGATCAAGAGTAAAATGGACAAAAAACAGAAAAAAGTTGCTAAAGTTATGAGAGAATTTAAAAAAGGAAAGCTTTCTATTGGAAAATCTGATAAAAAAGTTAAAAATAGAAAACAAGCAATCGCAATTGCCTTGCGAGAAGCAAATATTAGGAGGAAAAATGGCAGAAAAAAATAAAAAAGACCTAAACCATGAAATGTTTACGAACAAAGATGGTTATGTTGAGGGTGGAGTAGAGATAGAAGCTACAAATCCACAAGAAACACAAGAACAAGACGTTCAAGGTCAAGGAAACATTAGACCAGAGAAAAAAAGAAAAGCTAAGTGGTACTAATATGTGGTTATCGGCAATAAAACTAGCCGTCTCTGCAGGAAGTAAGATCTATGCCAATAAGCAGAGAACGAAGATGGCAATGTCTGATGCACAACTAATGCATGCTGAAAAAATGGCTCGTGGTGAGGAATCTTACCAGGGTAAATTGCTAGAAGCTAGACAATCAGATTGGAAGGACGAGGCAGTTTTGATAATTCTTAGTTTGCCCGTGTTGGTGCTCGCCTACGCAGTCATATCGGACGACCCAACAGCGATGGATAAGGTAAAATTGTTTTTCGAAATGTTCTCGCAGCTTCCCGGCTGGTTTACAAATTTATGGATCCTTGTCGTGGCGTCAATTTATGGTATAAAGGGAACACAAATATTTAGAAACGGAGGAAAAAAATAATGGCAAATCCTAGATATAACACACAAACTACAAATAGACGTGGTGCTATGAATGGCGGACGTATGAAAAAAATGGGTGGCGGAATG